AGCAGAAGAGCCTATGCGTGATGTTGACTATTCAGGAGTGCGCAATTATATAGAATGCGTATATGGCATAGTGTCTTCACAAAAAATAGATGATGCCTTAGCACTCGATGTAGAAAAACATAGTTTTCATCCAATACAAGACTATCTTAATTCGCTCACTTGGGATGGAATTGCTCGAGTTGATACACTCCTTATTGACTATTTTGGCGCAGCTGATAATAGCTATACAAGAGCTGCAATTCGTAAAACCCTATGTGCTGCTGTTACAAGAGTGTTTCATCCAGGAGCAAAATTCGATATGGTTTTAGTGCTTGTTGGAAAACAGGGAACTTATAAAAGTACATTTGTAAGAAAACTCGGTATGGATTGGTTTTCTGATACATTTTCAACATTCCAAGGAAAAGAATCATTTGAGCAATTACGCGGAGCATGGCTTGTGGAAATGGCAGAGCTTTCTGGACTTAAAAAAGCTGAGGTGGAAACCATAAAGCAATTTATTTCTAAGTGTGATGATATGTATCGTCCAGCTTATGGCAGAACCGTTGAAACATATAAACGTCAATGTGTGTTTTTTGGTACTACAAATGATTCTGATTTTTTGCATGACCCTTCTGGCAATAGACGTTTCAATCCTGTTAATATAGATTTTGATCATGCTACTAAATCTGTAAAAGACGATTTAACACAAGAAGAAGTTGACCAAATATGGGCAGAAGCTTATTATCTTGTTAAGCAAGGTGAAAAACTATATTTTGATGATGAGGAAAGTGAACTTGCAAAAGAAAGCCAAGTAGAACATTCTGCTGTTGATGAAAGAACAGGCTTAGTTGAAAAATATCTTGAAAAGCTTTTACCAAAAGACTGGGATAAGAAAGACCTTTATGACCGTAGGTCATGGCTTGATGACCCATTGGCAGAAGCTGGAACAGAACAACGAGACTTTGTGTGTACAGCTGAAATATGGTGTGAGTGTCTTGGTAAAGACAAAAACGACATGACACGCTATAATACAAAAGATATTAACAGCCTTATGGCTACTTTGCCTAATTGGGAATTTGTTAGTTCAACTAAGAATTTCCCAATATATGGAAAGCAGAGATTTTATAGACGTAAAGATAGCTTATTATGACTCAGATAGAAAGTGAAAAATTAGTTGAACGTAAACTTGTAGAACTTACAGACTTAAATGGAGGAATGTGCATTAAACTTTTGAGCTTTCATTTAATTGGATTGCCTGATAGATTATGCATATTTCCTAAAGGCAAAGTTGTATTTGTTGAAACTAAGACAACAAACCAGAAGCCGAGAAAGATTCAGCTATTTATGCATGATAAAATTCGCAAACTTGGATTTAGAGTTGAGGTAGTTGACACTGCTGAAAAAGCAGCTGAAATAATAGAAGATGTAATAATAAATGGATAGAAGTAATTTACATAAGTATCAGAATGTTTGTGTTGAGCATATCATCTCTCACCCATTCTGTGGAGTGTTTCTTGATATGGGACTTGGCAAGACTATTTCTACATTAACTGCCATAGAGGAGCTTAAATATGATTACTGTGAAATTGATACAGTTCTTGTAATTGCTCCTAAACGCGTGGCAGAAACAGTGTGGGAAGAAGAAGCCAAAAAGTGGGACCATACAAGACACCTTACATTCTCTAAGATTATAGGAACAGAAAAGCAGAGAATGGCGGCTTTAAAGAAAAAAGCAGATGTGTATATAATTTCACGCGATAACATAGCGTGGCTTTGTTCACTGTATGCTGCAAAACTTCCTTATGATATGCTTGTTATAGATGAGCTGAGTAGCTTTAAAGCTCATCAGACACAAAGATTTAAATCTCTCAGACTTGCAAGACCTTGGTTTAAACGCGTGGTTGGACTTACAGGAACACCGGCTCCTAATGGCCTTATAAATCTATGGCCACAGATGTATTTAATAGATAGAGGCGAAAGACTTGAAAAGACAATAACTGCTTATAGAAGTAGATATTTTAGGCCTGGTGCTTCTAATGGCTATGTTGTATATTCATATAATATATTGCCAGAATCAGAAAAATTAATACAGGAGAAAATCAAGGATATATGTATAAGCATGAGAGCAGAAGATTATCTTGAAATGCCTGAACGAATAGATAATTTCGTTAAAGTTGTTATGCCGAGTAAACTCATGGATGCTTATAAGAATTTTGAAAAAGAAAGCGTCATCACTCTTGCTAATGAACTTAAAGAAAATACTACTACTGTTAATGCTGTTAATGCTGCAGCTCTTTCAAACAAGCTTTTACAATTCGCGAATGGTGCTATGTATGACGAAAATAGAAATGTAGTTCCAATTCATGATTTGAAGCTTGAGGCACTAAAAGAAATAATAGAATCATCTGATGGCAAACCTGTATTAGTTGCTTGGACTTATCAATTTGACCGGGATAGAATTAAAGCTTATTTTAGAAATATGGCGCCGAGAGAACTCAAATCAGCACAGGACATTAATGACTGGAATGCTGGTAAAGTGCAACTTATGTTAGCACATCCGGCATCAGCAGGCCATGGAATTAACCTTCAAGCGGGAGGAAATATAATTGTTTGGTTTGGACTTACTTGGTCTCTTGAGTTGTATCAACAGTTTAATGCTAGATTATATCGTCAAGGACAGAAAGAGAGAACTATAATTCACCACATCGTGGCTTCTGGAACAGAGGACGAAAATGTAGTTAAGGCGTTAAAATCAAAAGACAGAACCCAAAACAATTTAATGAATAGCATTAAAGCTAAGCTTGAGTTGTATAGAGCATTTATGAGATAGACAGTTAAATATATTAAAGGTAAATAAAAGTTAAAAACTTGTAAATATTTGAAAAATATTTTTTTATTTGAGAAATTTTTTTTAATTTTGCAATAACATATAAAAATATGAATATCTTAGAACAAGCAAACCTGATTGTAAATCAGAGGTCAGAAGAGAAAGAACGTATGTATGGACCATTCAGTGAATCAATGGAAAGAGCAACAGCTATATATAATGCTGCTTCTCCAAAAGATGAACAGATTTCTGTGAGAGGAATGTATCGAGCTTTAATAGCTCTTAAGCTTTCACGCGAAGCATTTGCTCACAGAGAAGATAACCTCTTAGATGCTGCTGCATATATAGGTGCTTTAAATAATTACATTGAAGAAACAGAACTTTAACAATAATAAAAATTATGGGATTACCTTATAACACAACAGACCTCTCACCTGATAAGGCGTTTGAGCGTCACGTATTTCACAGAGACCAATTTGCACATTATTTGCGTTGGACTCATATTTTGAAAGAAGCTAAAATTGGTGAATCAATCGTTGATTTTGGCTGCGGTCAAGCCAATCTTTTAGAAGTTCTCTACCGTAACAAATTTAAACAAAAGTCTTATATCGGTATTGATATTCGTGAAAAGACTATTGAACATGCTCGAGAAAAGTTTAAAAACGTAAATTGGGCAAAGTTCTACGTAGCAGACCTGGTCAAACCCTATATGGACTTTAGCCAATTTAATGGTGACAAGGTTTGTTCATTTGAAGTACTTGAGCATGTTGGTAAACAGAACGGAGACGTTTTTCTTGAGCATTTTAAGGCTTGTGGAAATAATAATGCTACATATTACTTATCAACTCCAAACTATGACCCATCAGTTGGAGCAGCTGGTAATCACACCTATGATTCAGGTGACGGACGTGGAATAGATGTTCAAGAGTACGACCACTGGGAGCTTGAAGCTTTGCTTAAAAAGCATTTCCAGATTATCAAGAAATTTGGCACATTTGCTTCTAAAAAGGACTATAAGCCTTTTATGAATGCTTGGCAAAAAGAAATGCTTAAAGCACTTGAAGCCTATTATGATTCTAATCTGATTGCAAATATCATGGCGCCTATGTTTCCTGATATGGCTCGTAATACTCTTTGGGTACTCAAGCGTAAGTCTGGTGATTATAAGTCTACAGGAATAGATGCTGTTCAGCCTGATTTATTTAATCAGCCGAAGCAAGAAATTGAAGACGATGAACTCTTTTAATTAACTAAGTTATGGCGCTTAAAGCAAGAAAAAAATCATACAATGCCAGTCAATTTGATATTGAAAAAGCAGGACTTAATAAAGAAAATCTTAAGTTGTTTTTCAATATGATATATGATAGGCAAATGATATGGAAACGTCGATTTGTTGATTGCTCTCCAGCTCCTTGGACAGAAAATGAAATATTTGCCAAGTATAAGTTCTGTAACTTGTACAGAGAGCATGACAGAAGTTCACAATGGGAAATTCGTAATATAATCATGGATGACTCATTGTCAGATAAGAATCTTGTTTGGAAGATACTTGTATACAGAACATTCAATAATCCTGAAACATTTGCAAGAGCAATAGATAAGTGGCAAAACGGCATTCCTAATATAGAGGATTACAACGAAGATGAATTTGCTGCACACATAGATGATATTAGAACTATGGGCTTGAATCCATTTACTAATGCTTATTCTATAACAGGCAATATTTCTGTAGGTGATTCTATAGATAATACGTTTTGCCATATCGTAATTCCTGCTATTTATAGAAGTCTTGATGCCATTTGCACAGTATTGCAAAATGCTGATACGCCTGAGCAAATAGTTACATTTTTAATGACACTGCCAGGAGCTTCTTCTTTTACAGCTCACGAGTATTACCAGGATTTAACGTACATATCTATTTACACTAATAGAACTGTAATGAGGTTTGACCAAAATGATTTTACGAATCTTGGTCCTGGTTCATCCCAAGGTGTAAGACTTATATTCCCAAGATTAAGAGGTGCAGAGCAGCTTTCATGCTATGCCTATTTACAAGATATTGCAGAAGAACAACTTGAAGAAATAGGCCTTGAAAAAGGAGAATTAATGCCTTATACTTCTTGGAATAAAGAAACTCGCAAATATGATATTATCACCGAGAATAATCTATCTTTAAACCAGATAGAAGGTGCTCTTTGTGAATTTAGCAAATATATGCGAATTCTAAGAAACACAGGACGACCAAGATGCCCTGAATTTAGGCCTCGAACAAGTTCTATAATTGTTGAGCGTGAAGATACAAATCAGGAAGAGTTTATAACTGATACTGATGATTTTATAGGTGGCCGAAGACAAGCAAGGCGCAATAAAGCACTTGATGATTTTATGTCATCACCTAAGAAAAGTCCAAAAACACGCCAAAAAGCAGATTTCTCTATAGATTTAAATTTGAATCTTGATTTAAAAAACGTAGATATTTTATTAACTAAAATTAAAGAAGTATTATGGTAACAGTAACAAACAAAGACCTCCAAATTCTTAATGAATTTTTGGAAAATAGAAGCGTTAGCTATGTATTAACAGGTACAGCTGCTCTTTTTTATCACGGAGCATTACCTGAAGGAACTGAAGTGCATGATATTGATATTATTGTGCTTACAACAGATGAAACACGACCAGCTTTACAAGCCATGTTTAAAGAATTGGAAACACTTTCTGGTTGTCGGTATGAAAATGAGTATTATGAACAACAAGTCTATATATTCAAAGTAGGCAAAAATAATGTCAGAATAAATGCCTTTGAAGACCATCCCGGAAATGTACAATACGAAACCATGATTATTGACGGTAATCCTATCAAGGTAAGTCCTGTAATGGCTATTCTTAAGGCTAAATTTGCCCTCAAGCGTCAAAAAGATTTTGATTTCTATTTAAGACTTATTCAACAACTCAGCTCAATGTTTTTGTCATGTTTGAAAAAGTAAATCCAATGCATCCAGACAAGGTTGCCGACAGAATAGCCGGCGCTCTTGTTGATTTAGCTTATGAAAAAGCTAAAAATCCAAAAATTGCTGTAGAAGTTCTCATCGGACACGGAAAAGCTTTTATCATTGCTGAAACGAGTGAAAAACTCCACGACTATGAAGTTAAAAGAATAGTAACTCATATTGCTGGTATTACTGAAGTGGAGTACAGAGAAGTTCCACAAGATAAACATCTTGCAGTAAACCAAGTAGGAAAAATGCGCTGTGGAGATAATGGAATCTTTAAAGGCTATCCTGTTTCTTATGAACAATATTTGCTCCAAGATATAGCGAAAACTATGTATATGGATTTTGAATCAGATGGAAAGTATATACTCAGTGGCAGGCATCTCATAGTATGCCAAAGCAATGTGGGCAAGGTGAATCTAAAAACAAGATTATCTAAACTATATGGAGATAAAATTGACACGTCTATTACAGAAATTAATCCCCTTGGTCCTTGGACTGGCGGTCTAAGTGTTGACTGTGGAGCTACAAATCGTAAACTCGGAAGCGATATGGGTGACGCAGTTACAGGTGGTGGTCTCCATGGCAAGGATTTATCAAAGGCTGATGTTACGCTTAATATCTATTGTCATCTCAAGGCACAGGAAACAGGTAGAGAATACAAGCTTTATTGTGCCATAGGTGATGAGTTTGTAGATGGAAAGCCTTATGCTGAGATTGTAGAAATTGCGCGCAATTATATTAAAGAAATTGGCGGATTCGAAAAATTCGCTGAGTGGGGTTTAATCAGATAAAAATATTAAGACTATTATGAAAATTGCAAAAGTTCGTGACGTAAAAACGCCAGTAAGAGGAACAAGTAAATCTGCTGGAATTGATTTCTTTGTACCAAATGACTTTGAAAGAGTCACGTTACACGTAGCCGAAGATTTGCTTATTCCTTCTGGAATTAAGGCAAATATACCTGAAAATTTTATGCTCATGGCCGCAGAAAAGTCAGGAGTAGTAACTTCATACAGAGCCGCTCTACAAGCAGGTAGAACGCCAAAGCCAGGAGCCTTTGAATCTATCATAGTTCTCGGTGCAAAGATTGTTGACGAAGATTATCAGGGTGAAATTCACATACATCTCATCAATGCTGGTAGAGCACCAGTTACCATAGAGCCAGGTATGAAAATTGCCCAGTTCATCCTTGTTCCTGTATCATACGAAGACATCGAAGTCGTATCAGAGATAGAATTGTTCTCTAAATCTTCTGAAAGAGGTGATGGCGGCTTTGGGTCAACTGATACAATAGAACCTGTTGATTCAGAGGTATTTTAATATTCACAGGAACTCCCGATTTATGTCTCAGAATTACCTAATTTTTAAATATTATAAATTATATGTTTTGAAAATTTTATAATGATAGAGATAAAATCTGGAGTTTCTGCTAAATAATAAGCAACATGAGAAAAATAATAAACAAGATACCGGAAATTATATACCATCCACAATTCCTTAAATTTGTAGATTATTATGCAAAGGCTTTTATTAAAAAGCGAGGATTTGGAAGATGGCTGAAAGAATATCAAGACATGGAAGCAAAAGGCTTATTTGCTCCTCGAGTTCTTAGGCTATTTTATATTCAGATTTTAGGTAATACTTTCAAGCTTGATTTTCAGAGAGAACAAGCTGTATGGTATATATGTTGCTTAGCCAAAGATGCAGCAGAAACGTATGTAGATGAAAAAATCAATGCATTGTATGACATCCATGTTATTACAGGCGAATTAGCCTATGATGATGACGATGACCCATACACAGACTTGACATACGAAGAAGCAACTCAGATTGTTAAAGCTCTTAATGAAGAAGCAGAAGAAGAACTATTTGTTATGAAACGTAAATGCTGATATTATGTACACAGATAAAACATTTGTTGAGAATGTAGACATACATTATGCTAATGCTAACGTAGCTTTTGAAAGTCTGTTTAGCTTAATATTAAATAGAGGCTGGACGACTCAAGTTGGTACAAAGGCTGTATACAATATAGGATTTTATATTGACTGCCCAACAGCGAGGTCAATCTATACTGAATGGCGTAAGTGGAATCCTAAATACGCAGAACGAGAATGGCAATGGTACTTGTCACAAAATAGGTCTGTAAAAGAACTTAAAAAATATGCTCCTATCTGGGATAAGATGCATGGAGGTGATAATATTGTCAATTCAAACTATGGTTGGCAATGGGGTCGTAATAATCAGCTTGATAAATGCATTGAACAACTCAAAAAGGATAAGAACACGCGCCAAGCTTGGATTTCGATATTTGATGGCAAAGAAAAAAACCAATATCAATATGATACTCCATGTACTTTGGCGGTTGGATTTAGTTCTCATCCTTATTTGTATAATACCCTTGACATGACAGTTGTTATGAGGTCTAATGATTTGGTTTATGGCTTTTGTAATGACCAATATTGTTTTAGTAAACTTCAAGAACTTGTCGCTACTGAGCTTAACATGTCGATTGGAACATATTTCCATTTTGCGCATGATTTGCACATATACAAGAAGCACTTTGATTTAAAGCTAAATGAAAAAACAGATTGAAATTGTTATATTACTGTTAATCTCAAGTGTTTGTTTTTCTCAAACTAAACAAGAAGTATTAAAGGAATTATATAAACAAAATATTCCATGTGCAGAAATAGTTTTAGCACAAGCGAGATTAGAGTCAGGCAATTTTAAAAGCGATTTCTATCTAAAGACAAATAACCTTTTTGGAATAAAAAAGAATGGAAAATATGTTAAATATAGGACGTGGAAACATTCTATTTTAGACTACAAGAGATGCATATCTAACCGTTACACAGGAGGAAACTATTACCGCTTCCTTAGACGTATCAATTATGCATCTGATGTTGACTACATTAAAAAATTAAAAGAAATAGCAAAATGACAAGCGAATTAGAACAACTTCTATTTGGATTATTTATGGGAATAACAGGATGTTTACTCTTTCTGTTTTGGTTTTTAAAGTTAATTAATAGGAAATAACAATATGAAAAAATACATCAAACCGAGTATTGTAATGCTCACAATTAATATGATAGAACCATTGTGCTTAAGTGGATCACAAGCAGGCGATGTAGAAAGCCCAAGTGTAGAAGATACTTCTGGACCACAAGCAGGCGATGCAATATCAGGATATAATATTAAAAGTATATGGGAGGAATAAACATGAAAAACAAAGTAAAAGAAAGCAAAATTTTGCCAAATTGCGGAGAAAAACAAAGCCGTAGCGTTTGCGAAAAAGCAGCTGAGTGTAAACAAGAAAAGATTGAATCTGATGCTAATGAAATTAGGACTAAATATCCAGAAATAGCTAAGATGACAGTTGCAGAGATTGTAGCAACAGAAATGTTTGCTAAAAAACTCAAAGAAGCAATAACGAGTTACAGGATTGTCAATTACTACGCATTTGTATCTCTCAGGAAGAATAAAACTCTTGAGCCTGATAACTTCAGAAAAGAGTATATTGCCTGCATGGATAAAGAATCCAGTATGCCAGTTGCAAAAAGAATAATAATTCTCGCTATTGGTAATGATGCTTACAAGCGTACTGTTACACAAATGATGAACGATTATGATAACAATAGGTAGTCAAGTTTATATAGTTCCTGATGATGCTCGACATGCTCCATACTATGCTAAAGTTGAATCAATAGGCAAAAAGTATATACATGTTGAAGGAAACATATCGAAATCAAGATTTAGAATTAGTGACCATAGGTCTGCTGATTACAATGATTGGAATCCACGCTTAACATTTTACGAAAGTAAGCGTGATTATGAAATCGAACAACAATTCTTAATTGAAAGTAAAGAGCTTATTGATGAAATAGTCAAAAAATTACCAGAAGCCGAACTTGAAAAATTAAAAGAAATTTATTTAATGCTATAAGTTTATGAAACGCAACAGACCGATGCTATTTATTATTACGTGGGCAATTGCTGGCTTGTTATATCTGCCAATTTTTATGACTGCGTGGATATTACACATAGTTGCCAGATTATTGCTTTCTATATCTTATCTTGGATTGCTTAATTATCCTATGGCAAATGATGTATTTAAATCGATTTTTAGATGGAACCCGAATCTGTAAATAACTTTGACCAACTGCTTGACCAAGCTCTTGCTGAGTTTGCTGCTTCTCAGGGAGAAATACCAACTCCCGAGAAGCAAGCAGATTATAATAGCTATGCAACTTTTTTGCAAGAAATATCAGATGAAGATGAGGACCTCGCCAAAACAGAAATATCTACTATCTCAAGCATAGAAGATGATAAGCTTGATGGCGAATCTAATGAATTGCTTGATGAACTCAGAGACAATCCTAATAGCTGGTTTAATAAATCTGCTTGGGTTGTTAATGAAAAAGGCCAATTCATACGAAGAGACAGTGGCGAATTATTTGATGCTGGAGAAGATATTGTTTCTGTGTCAGACACACCACAGAATGCCGAAGAGGACCTTACTGAATCTCAAAAGAAGCAAATCCCTGTTATGCCTGTATTT